TTCAATCACATATGACAACGGATACATGTCATAATATGGTTGTTTTGTCTGTGCTGAGTATGTGAAAAAATATAATTGGCCAGGAGCAAATCCAGCTGTATCTGCAGCATCATCATCAAAGTTAGTTGATCCAAGTTCTTCAAGTAACTGACTCCGAAAGAAGTCTTCAGTAACTTGACCAGTAACTCTATCCATTATGTTCTGTAGAATGCTCATCTGATTCCTAGTTCTTTCTCAGTCATAATTTTGAACTCTAATTTACGATCATCACAAAACTCTCTTGCGGCCTTCCACTTTGCTTGATTTTTAACGTAGGTCATTGATTCATTTATCAATGTCTTTCTTGATTTACCCTTTGTTATCTTTGGTTCGAGTGTTTCTCTCATTGGTTTCACTTCAATCACGGATCTGCGAATATTATTGTCTTTATCCTTATATTTAATAAAGAAATCTGGAAAATATCTACGAACACGATTCGTGGTTGGATCTTTGTACGGTATCCAAAATTCTTCAGATGCCCATTCAATCACATTTTCATTTAAATCACAGTAATTCATGAATTTTCGCTCCCAAAGAGACCTATAAATAATATTACGGTGATCACCCTTATATTTTTTAGGGTTAGAAGGCCTATATATTCCTTTATAGCTCATATATAATAATAACAACCTAAGTTTATTTATCGTGCCAGACACTAATTTATTTCCAAGAAGAGGTCAAATATTTCAAGGTAACATTAGAGATGTTAGAGATAGTGTTGCACGCCCATCTCTTGACACTCTTTATCAAGTGGATTTTTCATTTGGAAATTGGGAGACATGGTTAGGTAAAAATTATGCAGGCGATAACAGAGTTCAAGGAAAGGACTTTATGCAGAAAATGTCTATATTATGCACTCAAGCAGAACTTCCAGGCACACAATATCAAATGTCAACCGCAACTGGTCATCATCAAGGTATTGTAGAGGAGTTTCCAGACCTTAGAAATTTTCCCCCATTAAATCTTGTTTTTTATTGTGATGCAGATCAAATAATATTAGAGGTTTTAGAGAGTTGGATGTCATTTATTAACCCTGTTTTTACAGACACTCAGAGAGATATGAGTGCATTTACAAGATTTAATTATCCAGAGGATTATAAAGAAATTATTCATATCACAAAATTTGAAAAAGATTCATTTATAAAACATTCAAGAGCGACAAATTACATATCATCAATGACTCAATATGAGTTTGTAAATGTTTGGCCTAGTAATTTAACTTCAATCAGAGTTGCCTATGGTGATTCAAATGTGTTAAAATGTAATGTACAGTTTGCTTATGATAGGTTCTTTACAACTCATACTAAAGATGCAAGACACTTTCAATTCCCAGAAGACACTGGAAGTGCAACTTCTAAAGATTACATATCAACTCTTCCAACTTTACAAGAACAAATTGATAGTAGAGAAAAACCTCAATATCAAATTAATAGGGATAATTTAAATGAATCAAGAAAAAAATTGAGGTTAAAAAATACCACAGCAAAAGGACAACAATATGGCCCTATGGCTAGTGATATAAAACTAAAAGAAAATATCATTAAGGTAGATAACTCTCCATCTGGTATTAATATTTACGAGTGGAATTACATTGGTAAATCACAGAGATATCGTGGAGTGTTGGCACAAGAACTTCTTGAGTCACATCCAGAAGCAGTTACTATGTGTCCAAATGGATTCTTAGGAGTCTATTATGGTAAGATAGATGTTAAAATGGAAGCTGTAAAACCTCTCTAAATAAAACACTGAATCAATTATTATGCCATTACCAACCATTGAAACTCCAACCTATGAGTTGAAGTTATATTCATCAAATAAAAAAGTTAAATATCGACCTTTTCTTGTAAAAGAAGAGAAAGTTTTAATTATTGCTTTAGAATCAAAAGATCAATCTGCGATTACAAACGCTGTTAAAGAAGTATTGAAGAAATGCATTTTGACAAAAGGAATTGATGTTGATAATCTTCCCACATTTGATATCGAACATTTATTTTTAAATATTCGTGCTAAATCAATTGGGGAGGATATTAAATTAACAGTGACTTGTCCTGATGATAATGAAACAAAAGTCCCAGTGACGATATATGTTGATGAAATTAAAGTTAATAAACCAAGAGGACACACAAAAGATGTTGTCTTAGATGATAAGATGACTCTTCGGATGAAGTATCCATCATTGAATCAATTTATAGAAAATAATTTTGATACAGAAGACGAAGCAGAAACTATGGTTGATAAAACTTTTAAAGTAGTTGCTGATTGTATGGATACGATTTTTACTGGTGAGGATGCCTGGGATGCTAAAGATTATACTCCGTCTGAAAGACTTGAATTTGTAGAACAGTTAAATTCACAACAGTATAAAAAAGTTGAAAAGTTTTTTTCAACAATGCCTAAATTATCACATACGATTGAGGTGGTAAATCCGAACACGAAGAAAAAGGGTAGTATCATTTTGGAGGGTCTAGCCGATTTTTTCGTCTAAGTATTGCAAGAGAGGATCTTGAATCCTATTTCCGTATCAATTTCGCTCTCATGCAATACCATAAATATAGCTTGACGGAACTGGAAAATATGATTCCTTGGGAAAGAGAGGTTTATGTCGCTCTTCTTTCGGAATATATTGAAAAGGAAAATCTAAAGAGACAACAACAGGAAGGTACTGGATATGGATGAAGAGGAAGTACAACAACCTAAACAAAAAATAAACATAGACAGTTTCTTCAATCGAATTGATGAGGTTGATGAGGTGGCTAATAAGGCCTTGAAACAGTCTAGTTCTAATTTAAGCACTATTAATGCTAACAAAACATTAATTCAAAGCATATCAGTGTCAATTGATGCGATGCGAACAGAAATCAGAGACATAGCAACTTATATTGTAGTAGAACAGAAATTAGAAAAAGATTTAAAAGAAGACAGGTTATTGGAAGAGGAAGATAAGCAACAGAAGAAAAAGATGTCAGATAGAAATATCGCTATGGGTGAACAAGGCCCGAAAGGAGATAAAGGAGATCCAGCTCCAGAGGAAAAAAGTGGAGGTTTCATGGGAGGTATCATGAAGCTGGTTGGTGGTTTAGGACTAATAGCTGGACTTTCTGCATTGGCTGTTGTTGCAGCGCCGATTCTAATACCATTAATGATTGGTGGAATAGCTGCTGCAGCGATATATGGAATCTCAAAGGTTGTACCAAAGATTTTTAAAAGTCTTGGAAATAGACTCGGTAAGGGTATTGGTGATACATCAAAGGCCACGATTGGTAGAGTGCCTCTGATTGGTAAACCAGTAACTAAATTTGCAGATAAAATTGGTGGTGGTTTGAGTGATGTTACTAACAAACTTGGAGACAAATTAGAGACAGGATTAAAATCATCTGCCAAAAGTTTAGAAAGTGGTGGGAAAGGTGACGTATCTGTTTCAGTAGAAGGTGGTACAGGCGGTGGCGGCGGTGTTGATGGTGCTGGTGGTGTTGATGCTGCTAAAGAAATAAAAGAAAGTGATGTTGATACATCAGATCAAAATCTTGAATTAGATAATACTGGAGATACTACATTATTAGAAGCTGATCAGGAACAGAAAAAAGGATTCTTTAAAATACTTGATAGTATTGGTGACGTTCTTAAACCAACACCCTCCAATGAAATGAGTGGTATAAGAGACACTCGAAGAGGAAGAGGCACTCGTCAAAGTGTCAAAGCTCCACAACAACTTCCACAAGTCTCATCAGCAGAAATAAAAGGAACTGGTACGACCATATCTTATGTCAGAGCTTTACAAAATCCACACTTATCAATAAACAATCGAAAGTTACCACCAGAAGTCGCTAGGATGATTCAATAATGGCTGAAACTAAAATTCTCTTTACTAAATGTCGTCTTCTTCCTAATGGTTGTGCATTAGATGAAGAGTATGATATAACTCAGGGTGCTCCAGAGATTGATTACTATGAAAGTATTGAGAGTCCATCAATATCAATGACTCTTAGATTTATTGACATTGACCAAGTAATAGGTCGAAAGGGAATTACTGGTGGAGAACTTATTGAATTAACAGTAAAAGATGGTGATGAAGATGAATTTAAGATTACGAAAGACCATAAACTGATGTTGAATGCTGTCTCAGATATGAACACTACAGCTCAGATTCAAGAGGCAACCTTAGAATTCATCTCACAAGAGACTATTATTAATGAGACTGCAAGACTGAATAAAAAATTTGCTGGAAATGTTTCACAAACCGTTAAAGATATTTTAACCGAAGACAAAAAAGGAATTAAAACTAAAAAGAAAGTATTTGGCCCGAAGAAAGAAGGTGAGATTGAAGAAGATAGAGCTACTAATTCTTATTCATTTGTGGGTAATTTAAAAAGACCGTTTGATACAATACAATGGTTGTGTGCAAAATCACAATCTTCTACAAAGAATTTTGGTTTTCTATTTTTTGAAAATTTAGATGGTTATCATTTTAGATCTATTGAGAATTTACTCAAACAAGAACCATTAAGATATGAACAAACAGATAGTCCATTTGAATCTCAGAATAAAGCTATAATTTTACAAAACAAATTAAATCAATCAAATGACATTGGTATGAACTGTCGCATGGGAATGTATGCAAATAAAACAATATACATTGATATTGAAAACCAAGGAGCAAGTGTAGATGATTTTGATGTTACCAAATTGGAACTAAATAAACCAGTCAAATTAATGGATGGTCTTGAGAAACATCCGACTCGATTAATGCTTCGAGTTGATGATGTTGGAGCTGCACAAGTTGGTGCTGCAAAAAGTGAAACTGTGCCAAAATCAGAACTTGCCAAGTATCAAAATAAGTCTTATATTAGAAATAACTTATTATTTTCACAATCTTTAAGTATATCAATTCCGTTAAACAGCACTTTAAGAGTTGGTGTCGTGATTGATATTAAATTACCTACAAAAAAAGGTGATGGAACAAATCAAACAGATTCTTTTGGAAGTGAAAAAGGTAATGACCCAAGCGGAAGATATTTAATTGCTGAGTTAAGACACTTAATTGGTCGTGGTAAATCTGAAACACAACTTAAATTAATTCGTGATGTATTTACGCCAAGTACAGATGCGGAAGTTCAACGTGATAATGAAATGTATGGAAACACTTTCCCCGCTGGCAGCTTCTAAATAAAATGCTTAAATAAAAGAAACAGGAAAAATCAAATGAAATCAATCGAAGATCATATGGAACACGATAAGAAAATTATCGAAGATCCACAAGCAAACCCAGCAGCACGCAGACATGCAAAAGAAGAGTTGCATGAACTAGAGGAGTATGTCGAACATCATAAAGAAGAAATCGAGGCGGGAGACCACCACGACCCCAATGCTTTGGAAATATTCTGTGATTTACATCCAGATGAACCAGAGTGTCTAGTATATGACGATTAACTAGATGTATCAACCATCAGCTACTAATTTTATAGGAAGAGACCCTATGCAATGGTGGATTGGTCAAGTGACCGATCCAAAGAAAGGAAAGTGGGATACTTCACAGGAAAAACAACAAGGTAAAGATGGTAAAGATGTTTATTCACATCGATGTCGTGTTCGTATTGTTGGATATCATGGTAATGATGCTGAGTTACCAGATGAAGATCTACCACTAGCACATGTTCTTTTACCGCCTGGTGTTTCGACCACTGCTGGTCGTGGAAAAACCATGAATTATCATGGTGGAGAAGTTGTTGTGGGATTTTTCTTTGATGGTGCAGATGGACAACAACCAGTAATATTTGGAACTTTGTTCAAACAAGCTTTTGTTAAAGATGAATTGACATCAGAAAAGTTTAACGCATTTAAACAAACAGAATTTACACCATATACACCGCCAGATGCAAGACAAAAAGCTGGTAAAGATGTAGTCAAAGAAGATTCGCCATGGGGTGGAGGATTTAGAACCTTTGCCACTTTAGTTGGTGCAAAAGTTGTTGTATCTTCAGTTCTTGCAACAAAACAAAGTAATGCTGATACAAATGTTAAGGTTGAAAACTTCACTCCTTGCGAAGATAATGAAATATCAAAAATGACAAATGTAATCAAAGACTTCACCGAGAAGATGAATGCTCTTGAGGATGTTGGAACTTTAACTGTTGACCCTCTTTACGGTGGAGTGATTGATAAGACATCAGAGATAAAATTAGCATCAATTAAATTACACAATTCTATGTCAAAATTGATGCGTCGTGGTCGTGCATGGGTGGTACAGGACACATTAGATAAATTATCTTTAACACTAAAAGATAAATCACCGATTACTTTACAACCTGTTGCTGGAGAGGCTGCTAAAAATTTGACAGATCTAATGTTCTGTAATTTTGAAAAGATAAATGAACAATTAAAAGACTATCTGAATAAAAGTTTATCAAATATGCTTGGATCAGTATTAGATGTTCCTCTCTGCGGTGTTGAAAGTTTCTTAGGTGATATGTTTGGGCAGATTAATAATATCTTAGATACAAATATGGGAAGTATGTTTGATCAAATGAATAATATTCAAGGTGGTGGTATTCTCCCTCCTAGTAAAACATTTTCAAAGGCGATTAAGTTTGCGAACATACTCACAAATGCTCTTGAGTGTGATGCACAAAACTGCCCAGAGAATACTACATTCACTGGAAAGGGTGGAGTTGCAAAGAATCTTGAGGATTCCTTTGATAATATTATGGGTATCGCAGACTTGAGTTCTTTAACAAATCCTCTTACAGATGTTCTTGACGGAATACTCCCAGATATTAGTATCGATGGTATAGTTCCAGACCTTAGTGTACCAAATCTTGCGAAACCAGACTGTAATACTAACGTTCTTAAATGTGGCCCACCAAGAATTGATTTTATTGGAGGTGGAGCTGATTTGATTGCATCTGGTAGTCCAGTTGTGAATCTACTCGGTCAAATCATTGGTGTTGCAATTAGTGACGGTGGAAGTGGTTATAAAGAACCACCAGCACTCACATTTGTTGATGGTTGTGATAATGGTTATGGAGCTGGAGGTTATGCTATAGTTGAAAATGGCGTAATCACAAAAGTTGTAATGACAGATGGTGGTCAACAGTACATACCAAATACAACAGAGACTGACATTGATGGAAATGTTAAGGAAGTAATTCCAGATCCAAATGCAAACTATGATGGTTCAACCTCTTATGTAACATCACTATCTGATATAGTTGTCGAAAATGCTGGATTTGGATATAATGATACTGACACAATCACAATTGATGGTGGTGCAGAGGCTGAATTGAATATAGTAAATGGTAGAATAGCTGGTGTCAACATCACTAATCGTGGATTTGGATTTACTTCACTTCCAGAATTAACGATAAATAGTGATACTGGAGCTATTGCTAGATTATCACCAGTTCTTGAATTTACTAGAGTTGATGATGCAGAACAACTTGCTGAGATATCTCAAGACGCTGTTGTGACCGTAATTAGTTGTATCGAAAAATAAAATGTCAGATTTATCACCAAAAGACGGAAAAAATT